AACTAAAATAAACTAAAAACTAAAATAAATAATTATGGCTGATTTGTTAATGAAAATGCCGATTCCTTACGAACCAAAACGACAGAATCGTTTTATCTTAAGGTTTCCATCATCTCTTGGTATAAATGAATGGTTTGTTGAATCGACAGCAAGACCACACATACAAATAGTATCCACTCCAATTCCTTTCTTAAATACTGAAACTTATGTTGCCGGCAGATTTACATGGCAACCAATTCCGGCAGTTTTTAGAGACCCAATTGGACCTTCAGCAGCACAAGCTCTGATGGAATGGGTTAGACTTCACGCAGAATCTGTAACTGGTCGTATGGGTTATGCCGCTGGTTACAAAAAAGATGTCGACTTAGAAATGTTGGACCCAACAGGAGTTGTTGTAGAAAAATGGATTCTTTATGGAACTTTCCTAACAGATGTAAACTTTAATCAATTAAGTTATGCACAAGATGGTTTGGCAACAATTTCCACTTCACTTAGAATGGACCGTTGTGTTCTTGTTTACTAATTTGAATATTTCTATTTATTAAAAAAAACTTTTTTTTATATTTAACCGTAGAGTAATAAACTTTACGGTTAAATTTTTATATGGATAATCAAGCAAAAGAATACGGTCAATCAAATTTTACATTACCACACGATGTGGTTCCTTTACCTACCCAAGGTTTTTTTTATAAAAATAAAAAAAAATCAATTAAAGTTGGATATTTGACAGCCAATGATGAAAATATTTTGATGGCAGCTGGAAATGATATGACCCAAACTTTATTAAGGTCAAAAATTTATGAACCAGATATTAGGATTGAAGATTTGATGGAAGGGGATGTTGAAGCACTTTTAATATTTTTAAGAAATACCGCTTTCGGTCCTGAAATGGACTTAAATTTAACGGACCCTAATACTAGAAAGCCTTTCAAAACAACAGTGAAATTAGATGAGTTGGATATAACCAAAGGTCAACAACCTTCTGAAGATGGAACGTTTATGACAACATTACCCAAATCACAAACTACCGTCAAACTTAAACCCATGACCTATGGAGAAATTTTGGAAATACAAAGGATGGCTGAAACATATCCTGAAGGTAGAACGGCTCCTAAAGTAACATGGAGATTGAATAAACAGATTGTAGAGGTAAATGGAATCACCGACAGAGGGGAAATTGTAAAATTCATTGACCAAATGCCAATAGCAGATTCCAAATATATTAGAAAATTCTTGGATGATAATGAACCAAAATTGGATTTGAAAAAAACAGTAGTCGCCCCTTCAGGAGAAAAACTAACAGTTAATGTTGGGTTTGGGGTGGACTTTTTTCGTCCTTTCTTCTGATTATAGAAAAGGACAAATAGATGAATTCTATTTTTTAAAAACTCTTTTGAATGTATCCTATTCAGATTTTTTGATAATGCCAATTTTTATTAGAAAGTATTTGTTAAATAAATGGATGGAACTAAACAGATAGGACTGAATTTTCAGTCCTTTTGTATTTATATATAAAATAATATTATGTTTTTTCAACCAGTTCCACCAGTAGATGATTCGACCAGTAAAGGAAATCAAGGGAAAGCTTTAGAAGTTGACCTTACAAAAACGAAAGCTGAAGATTTAACAACAGTATTCAAAGACGCCCAAGAAGCACTGAGTCAATTTAGTTCGAATATACTTCAAACCTTTACTCAAGGAAGAGAAAGAATTTTTGAACTCCAAAAAGCTTTGGTCGACGCCTTACCAAACGTAACAAGATTAGGGGGGAATTTATCAGATGTACAAAAAATAATATCAGGTGTTGCTGAAGCTTCAAGAAGAAATGTTGTTGCCTCGACTGAACAGATTGAAAAATTATATACGTTAGAAAAACTTGTAGGAAAAACAGGTGGTGAATTAGCTGAAACTTTTTTAAATGTTGGTGTTGGGATAGAATCTATTCCTGAAGCACTTGGGGAATCAATTCAATATGTTCAAAGTATAGGTGGAAATGCCAAAACAGTTTTTGCTGATGTATATAAAAATATGGACCAAATGAACCGTTTTCAATTCGAAGATGGTGTTTTGGGTTTAACAAAAATGGCTGCTCAAGCTTCGATGATGAGGGTTGACGTGGGAGACACATTGAAATTTGCGGATAGTGTTTTGAACCCTGATAAAGCAATTGAAGTTGCTGGAGCATTTCAAAGGTTAGGAGTGGCAGCTGGAACTTTGGTTGACCCTTTTGCTTTAATGAATGCTTCTATCAATGACCCTTCAGGTTTACAGGATAGTTTGATAAATGTTGCAAAACAATTCACGTATTTTGACGACGAAACAAAATCTTTTAAAATCAACCGACAAGGTGTATTGACACTGAGAGAAATGGAACAAGCCGCGGGATTGGCACAAGGTTCAATGTCAAAAATGGGTTTAGCCGCCGCTGAATTAGATGAAAGATTGTCTCAAATAAGTCCTTCAATAAAGTTTGAAAATGAAGAGGACAAACAGTATCTCGCCAATATTGGATCGATGACGAAAGGAGGACAATATGAGGTAAAGTTTAGAGATGAAAAGGGAATAGAACAAATGAGAAAGTTGAGTGAAATTACTCAAGATGAATTTAATTTGTTAATTAAACAACAAAAAGATAGTAATAAACCTATTGAAGAAACTGCTCGAGAACAGTTAACTAACCAGCAAACCATAAACCAGAACCTCGCAGCAGTCAGAAGTATTATGATGGGTGCAACATTGACAAGTGATGCATCAATGGATATTACTGAAGGGTTAAGACAAGGTTTCGACGCTTTTCTTAGAGCTGGAGGTCAACAGATGAACGTTGAAGAATTCAGAAAAACTGCGAATGAAAATGCAGAAGTTTTGAAAAAAGATCTTATCGAATCCATAAACAAGGGAGAAACAAGTCCGGAACAAATATTAGTAAAACTTACCGAAGGAGCTGTGAATATATTCGGATCTGTTAGTAAAAAATCTATGGAAACGCTCGGTGAGGCTTCTGGAAAAATTGCAGAAGAACTTAAAAAAGAAAAAAACACTGAAACCGCAAAGGCTTTGTCTACCGCTGTAACCCCAATTTTGCAGTCCATATCCACAATCCTGACGGGTCAAAATTATATTCCTTCACCATATGATCCAACAGTAGACCCGTCAATGTTTAGTCCTATGTCGGCACCAGCTACTAGTGTTACAGTTGGAGGAATTTCACCGAGTCCGTCTTCACCATACACGTCGTCATCACTCCCAAGTAGAGACCCTATAAAGGTAGAATTTGGGCCAGTACCTCCTATAGATTTAAATTTTCACGGTGCACCTCAAAATATGACCCCTCAACAAATAGAAGAAATAACGAAAATTTTTGAAAGATTATTAGCTAAACAATATATCAAAAATTATATAGAAAACAATACTACTGAACCCAATCCACTTCGGCCTGGGTCACCTTTAGGAGTGTAACTAATAAAAAAACAATAATATTCTATTTATTAATAAAAATATAAATGGCAAGTCCGTTATTAGATTTAGCAAATTCAGAAGGGTTCAGAAAAAAACTTTTAACAAGGAACTTAACGCCTTATGCGAAAGCCCCAAATAGACCCACACAACCAATTGATACAGAATACGTTCAATCGAATTCGTCAGTTCAAGATAGTCCTGATAAATTAATCGATGAACCTTCGTTTGCTAATAAATTATTTCCTCTTAATCAATATGGTAATGAAGGTGGATATAAGCAAGTACCTGATCCTGGAGCATTATTAAATACAAAATCAAATGAGGGTATTTATGGATATCAGGATGCCGATATAGTAAAACAGGGAAGTACCGAGGCACTAAAATGGAAACCTCTCAATGTATTTTCCAATGGAAGTGAATCTGTTTTAGACAGTGCAGAATTTTTCGGATCACTTAATCGTCCTCTAACGACAAACAAATCGAACAATCAACCCTATCCAACGACATTTGTACCTTCAACATATTCACCTTTATCTATTTTATTATCACCCGACCCAAGTGGTAGTAATGGGTTATTGAGTCAAGACTCATTTATTGCGAGATTAGGAGCTCAAACTCTGAGAAAAGAATTTGAAGACAGGATTGCGGCACAAATTCGTCAAGATACTTTAGGTAGAGCAAACATTTTGAATGTTAGTAGTGGTACTGACTTGGTAAATATATTAACAGGCGTAGTACCAATTATAGAACCTGTTTATACGATTACAGTTACTGCCAATCCTATTCTTGCGGCAACAAACTTTGCTCTGAGACTTGGAGGAAGTATATTACCCGTATCACCAATCCCTGGGTCTTATTTTGACCAAAACATTACTTTAGGTCAGCCTACAACTATACAACAACTTTCAAATGCGTACAGAAGAAGTGGTGTTGGTAAGTTTTTTAATAGATTGATGGGTGGTGGAGAGACAGGTTCTCAAATCATGTTCAATAACATGGGAGCAGGTCAAAGGTCTCGATTGTTTAAGAACATTGATTACAATAGATACAAACCCAATTTTCCAAGAAACTTTTTCCAAAGATTGGGAGGAACGTTATTGGGGACGGTTTCTGACAATAGTAATTTTTATGTTGGAGGTATTACCTCAAACCCATCTCAAGTATTTTCACCTGTAGGAGATGTACCTGTAAATCAATTTGGTGTTGAACAACAATCTCCTGTTTATGGTCCATCTGAACTAGCCCAACTATATGAAGGACCAAGTCAATCAATTAGATTGGGAGCGAACGGTCCTACCTACAGTAATGGGGGAGGAATCGAAGGTGGTTTCACTTGGGTTTCTCCCAAATACAAAGGAAATGCTGGTAAAAAAGTTGGCTTGGGTGGAGAAGTTACAAATCAAGATGAAGACTTTAGACCATCATCATATGTCACTACAGAATCAGTAAACAACGAATTCAGACAAGGTTCAATACTCGATGACACACAAAGACTAATTGATAGTCAACCACAAGGAGGAAGACGACTACAACACGTAGGAAATGCAATCGACCAAGTTAGTAAGGTATTCAATGATGGATACAGAGAAATGACTAAAGGTTCGAGAGTATACAAATATGTTGGGGCAATCGGACAAGAGGTAGGGACAGAATATTGTCGTGTTTTTGCAAAAGACATTCCTTATTTACAATATAATGATTTACAAAAAACAGATGGAATCACAACTGAGGGAAGAAGATTTGCATATTCAGTATTAGATAAGACATATAACCTTAATATTGTACCAAACAAACAAGAAGGAGGACAGGCTTCAACTAATATTGTTGGTGATATTGATAACGCTGTTGCAAAAAAATACATGTTTTCTTTGGAAAATTTGGCTTGGAGAACATCAAGTACTCCAGGATTTTCTACATCTGATTTACCTGTCTGTGAGAGGGGTCCTAATGGAGGTAGAGTCATGTGGTTTCCTCCATATGGATTAGTTTTCACTGAATCTGTTACTGCCAACTGGCAACCTAATGATTTTATAGGGAGACCAGAACCAATTTATACTTACAAAAATACATCAAGAGGAGGAACTTTACAATGGAAAATTGTAGTAGACCACCCATCTGTACTTAATGTAATTGTTAATAAAGTTTTGGGTAATGAAACAAATAAGGTTAGAATTGATAGTATAATAGAATCTTTCTTTGCTGGTTGTAGAAAATATGACATCTATGAATTAGCTAAAAAATATGTTACAATAAGTCCTAATGACTTATTTGAATTACAACAGGCAATCTCTTCGAAGGAACTAACTCGAGAACAAATTATTTATACCCGTGGGACAATTGAGAGTGGTTTTAATTCACCAAATGGATTTGATGTACCTGTGTCACAATCTGGTAATGGAGGAAATACTGACTTATCATTCAAAAAATATCTGCAACTTGGGTTTTATTTTGGAAATGATGAGCCAAAACCAAAAACAGATATGAACTATACTACAGAATATGATAGGTATATCTCAAAAACAAATAGAGATTTTTATAATACAAAAGAAAATGCTTCGGAAACAAGTAATTTCTTTGATACTGTAGTAACACCAAATTATGAAGCGATAAATGAATTTGCAAGAGAGTTAGGGAAACAAATAGAAATCAACACTGGAAATGTTACCATTTATGTCAACAATTAGATATGGATAAAAAAGATTTGATCGCCTTTTTTCAA